GGGCACAAATCCTGCATAACAGGAAGAATATTGTGCTTTCTACTTTGTGAAGGTAGAAACAAGATGGTTAGTCTTGCCTATGCGCCAGGTTCAACACGCGCATTACCAAGTGAATAATCCATCACTAGAGCAGCTGTGGATAATCTGCACCTGATCTGGGAACCAATACCAGAGCATTGATACAGATCACACAGCTCATACAATGCGTCACCAGGTAGCCCATACCTTTTCGTGACTTCATCTGCATCGACATAAAAATGTTTCGGATTGACGGTGGTGTTATAAAACTCTTTATATTCTGCGATCACATTTAAATCTTTATATTTCTGTAGTCCGCACTTGATGAAAGCATGTTCACCGTGTTGAAAACATTGAAATATAGATTTATTGAAAGCGTTGAATCGTTGTATAAGTGGAATTTTAGAACTACCAGGGACATCGCCTTTACATTGGCCGAGTGCACGGAGTATGACTCCTATGTTAATCAACGGCTTAATGATGCCACCGACGTACACAGGAGAGTGCTTGAGGAATTGTAATTCATGGTAAGTGTTGCATTTTTGGAGCGTCACAACGTAACCAACGTCGCGAGCCGCTTGGATGATTTCAGCTTCGGTTGTTGCACCGCTTGAAACTATCGATGTAAAGATCAAATAATTAGCCAAATTGTTTGTTAAGGTGGTAAGAACGCTGCCAGAAAACAATATAGGCATATCATGAGTGAATCGACATCTGTAATTCTTGTCATGGACAGACTTAACTATGAAATCACGTTTAAGTTGATCAATTGTTAAAGAAATATTCTTGCGAACCGTTCCTTCAACAAGTTGAGATAACGCTGTGAAAATCATCTCAGTATGGCTGCCATCACATGAACTAATGTCCATATTATATAATTGACCATTAACAGAGAGCGACGAGTCATCAGAATGGTAAATAAATTTGACTCCGCGATTAGAACTGATCAGGAAGTTAAATGCATCAGAAAGTGCTTCTTGATCAGGTGATTTGATGTATCTACATGAATCATCCTCTGTGAGTGAAATATGCTCAATAGACATTGCCGTTTTGATCTCTGACACATAATACGCCCCCATCAGTGATACGAGGGTGGTCAGATCGGCTATTAATCTTGGATACTTCATATGTTTAGCGATTTCATCTTTCTTAAATTTTCCGGCAACAGTGTCCTTCCATATCCGCGAATTAATTATACCGCGATCTAATAATTCGCTGTATGCACGTTCGCGGGCTTTTCTTTTTGGATGGGGTTGGGACACAAGATCACGTATATTCTCATCGAACTGCACAAGTTTTAAATGTGCTCTAAATCGATTGCGTAGTATACGGATGAAACGGAAATTGTTCCGGATGTAATTACGTTGATTCTCACATAATGTCATTTCATTCACGGGATCTCCGCGACATGCAGTGAGTCTACGCATTGCTAAACTAAAATTACGATCACAGTTCGCATAGATAACACCAGGGTGGTAAAAACACGGTCCAAACCTGGTTCGATAAGTATGATCACATAATATCGGATCATCATCGATTCGTTCCAGGCCGAAATTCAACTCGCCGTCGTGGATGAAGTGTCGGTCGTGAATGGATTTCGGAATTAACCTACCGTTGTTAAAAAAAGGTTTTTGTGGATCTGGTACGGCTAAAGATACTACTTGGTGATATGGGTATAAGCAAACAACGCCGTATTGTTGCTCACCCATGACTTATAATTTCGGGAATGTAGTAAGTCCAATTTGCGCTCGGTTACCGTCAAAATACTCAAGTGTTAGTTCATTGAGGTAGAACATACACGTGTTAAGCGCTATATCCACAGGGCGATAATTCTTAAGTTCGTATCGCATAGCACCTAATGTTGATGAAGTGGGACGAGTTCCACTCATTTTTGAACGTAATTGATTCAAGCACTTACTGGAAATCCGACGGTTAATATATTGTCGGTAACCACATTCATAGGCCAATGACATACCAGAAAAAGCTGGTATAATATAGCGGATAGGTTCGCCTTGAATTAAAATCATTGAACGTAAAACCTCAATCTCGGAGTCTACTAGCTCGAGAAAGTATTCTCGTGTAGGGAGTAAAAATACATCCCAAGGGGCGATTATGTTCAACGCTTGATTGGCCAGAAATAAGCGTAATTGATCGAATAACTCTAAGTTTCTTGCATCAAGTATGCGTATAAGCAAATCGAAGATCAGCTCAAGAAACGGGGCAAATATACATGCGAACAAACCCAAGTAGTTAATTTGTCGCAAAAACAATCGATCAGGAATTAAAATGATAACTGCACGTAATGCTATAAGTTCCTGCAAACGTACATACCTGTAATAACATAAAAGATAATGTGCTGCAACGTGAAGGAATGAATGAGATTTATCGTAATGGATGTAAATTATTTCATTACTTATTATATCTTCTTCAACGTCTTCAGGTATTTCCTGCACATTACCTGGAATGTCTGGAGCTGCTTCGAACACGCCTTCAGCAGGCGGTTGTTGCGGCAATTGCTGTTCAGGTACTTGCGGACCTGGATTCGGTTGTGGTTGATCTCTGCGATTAGCACGTGCCTGCCCTGGTCGCTGGAACCGATGGTTACGAGCGGCACGATGGT